GCAGCTTGACAAGTCATCCTTGACTTAGCAGAGAAATTTACCGGATCTTTTCGGGAAATAGCTCTTCCGAAAACAAATAATTGTTATCGGGTGCTCCCACCACTGGACTCCAGTGGACCCACTTCCGCACATACTTGTGACTGGAAATGGTGTACCTACTGCTCTCGAACGGTTCCCTGTCTTCTTTCCCAACAGTACCAAGGTACCAAAGGAAAAGAGAACGGGAGTCACGATTTACGCGCTTCCATGATTTCGGCTGGAAAGCCTTCATCATGGGTTGGTGCGAAAAATCACGACCTCGCGTTTTATGGCGAGTCCGAATGAGCTTCTTGGCATAGGCGAAGTGAGGATGTATCCAAACTCCGCTCATGGAGTCTTCATTATATGGAACGAATGGAAGTTTCCACTCCGAAATCAATCGGCGCAGATATTTCCACAAGTGACCATATGGTTCTCCAATAGATACCATCGTATTAATCAGATGGCACTGGGTAGCCTTACGACTATCCATGCCCCGTATATATTTCGGGGTAATGTCGAACCCTTGATACCAAAATTTACCGCAGGACTCTCGAAAGGGTCCCGAAGTAAAAGTCTTTTCGGTATTAGGAATGAAGCCAAGAAAAGCTAGTAGTTCAATGAGGCGGGCCGTACTATCTCTGCTAATGATGATGTCATCACCATAAACAGAATAGGTACTACCAACCATAGAACTACAAGCAGCAGCAAAAACAAGAGTTTCAATAGCGAAAGTGGCACCGTTCCCCATAGAGGAGAACTTGTGATACGATTGCTTTGAACCCGGATATAGTTCGTGATATTGACTACGAACAGCGCGTAAATACTGGAACCACTCCCCTGGAAAGAGGAGTGCAACAGTGTTATACGCGAGTGTATCCGATGCCATCGAGAGATCAATCGTTGATAAATTGTCAAAAATCGATCCCTCCTTGGCAAGCTCTTGATTTCGAGTCTGAGAGTACAGGTCAATCCCGTACTTTCGTAGTTGACCTTTCGCATACTTATCAAATGCGAGCTGGAGGAAACTATTCCCTTCAGCTTCACAAGCGATAGTGCGATCGGTCTTCCATGACTTAGGTACAAACGCGACACGATTTCGGGTAATGAGTCGTACTGACATCTCACCGTATCCATAATAATGGGATAGGGCCGAGAGGTATGGTACTGCTCCCGGAGTGCAAACCAACTTCTTCGATATCTTGAGGAAGGGTATTGCATTCCGCCGTGATCGTGTGGCAGTGGCTCCTGACGTGACGTAGACTAACTCGGGCAACCGCTCGAGAAAGTCGCGATGATCACCAAGCACTTTTTGGATGTATCGCTGCATACGCTTGATTTCAACCTTAAAATCCATCTCAGAAGATGGTTTAAGAGAATGAATATCTAAGCGTTCGTTAGTTTCCCGACAGAGCTCCTCGCCCTCTTCAAAAGAGAGTAGAGCGGCTAATCGGGTTTCTAACGCATCAGCGAACGCGCCATTCTTCTTAAAGAATGACTCCATCTGGTGCAAGGTCCTCGTCGCCTCAACCCCTGTAACATCGGGGGCAAAGACTGTCACACAGGCCGCTAATTGTCTGAAATCACGAGCACGAATCCATCCGTGCAAAGTGTTAAAGACAGGCAGCGGGAGTGTAGCCTTACGGTCTTGCAAATAATGTCGACTTACGTCGTACGTTACTTGTTGGATGTCCATTATTGGATCTCCTATATGGTTGTGAGTCAAACCCAGGAGTGGGTGCGAGGTATTGTTACTTTCGTAACAACCGAGCAAGCCACTCCGCAAAAATGACTAACGTTTCTGGAGTAACCTTGGGTGCTAACGGAATTCTCCGATAGGCATCCTTGATTTTCTTCCATAAACGTTTTACTTTAGCCATTCTTGGGTTGACGTTGTATTGGTAAATTCGTCGCCCGCGACTATGTCACGGAAAACGGCCAACACAGCAGTTACGTCTGCAGCAATTCCATTTGCTGGTCGGCGCAACTTCGCTTCCATCAAGACCTTACTGTCAAGGATTTCTCCTAACGCGTCTTCTGTCGAGGACAACACCTGAACGGTGTCCTCCAGAACAGAAGTGCTTCCAGTTGCAATTTTACGACGCTGGATCACAAGCCGCGGTTCAACCGCAGTGTGACCAGTATACGTATAAGTGCGTGAGTTCCCATTATCGGCGAACTCAGTAAGTGCTGTCGACATGGCAGCCATATCTTATCTCCTGATAAGTTTCCCTACAGCTTGCCAAGCTAGTGCAATAAGGTCAACGACCTTTGCACCATCAAGGCGAACTTTGGGCAACGGGATTTTAGATATGTAACAGGGTTTCCTTGAGAGCACTTCCCAATTCTGCTCTACTTCTTGAACGGTAGTTCCGGAATAGGTAGGCTTCCAGGTCGTAGTTCTAGACCCGGTACGCCTTCCAGTTACGGAAAACCCTTGAGAAGCAGTGTAGCGATCGTTAAGTGCCAAAAAGGACAAGGCATTAAGAGCTTGCCCCACGTTTAAAAACCAATCCAGAACGAAGCTGAGAGTAGTCAACTCCCATGCAGTCGTGACCGGATTAAGTATTATTCGTGAAGGCATAAAGTCGGCAACGATTACTCCTCGAACATTGACGGTATATTCGGATAAATCCGTGTATGCATCATATGCAGAAGAATATTCACGGGTGATACTCCTATCTAAGATATGAGTTCCCCCGATGCCAGCAGACTCTCTATGTCTTGTACGTGCCTTCTTATCCATAGAGTTAATCAGACGACTAATATCTTCTATATCGTATAGAAGAATTCGCCATCCATACCTTCCTGACAACCATGAATTGGCTGCGTTGGAAGCTAGGATCCGATTGGCCGACCAGTTTGCCAATTTGATATCATTTGAAATTGCATTAAGCAATTTGATGAAATCAGAAAAAGCGTTCCGG